TCCTACTCTAGATAACACTATAGACTTTCCACTTAACATCCCATTGAACGCACTTAACATTATAGGTGTGGTTAACTATAGTGATGGAAGTGTACTGAGACTTCCTGTTGATAATAGTAAATTCAGTATATTCGGACTAGAACAGTACGTGAGTAGTATTATAGGACAGTCAGTAGATCTAGTGCTTAGTTATAGCTTAGCTAGTAATGAGACAGCTGTAGGAGCTGTTAGTGGTGATGGTAAATATATCACTGAGAACTATAGACTTATTACTGTTAATCCTAATAATAGCTATGCTGTTAAGTTATTCGTATATCCTAGATGGGTTAGTCCTGCTATAGGGTATGAGTTACGTTGGTTCTTATACAACCTAGATAGGAACATATATTTCGATGTTACTCAGCACGTAACGTTCTCTGCTGAAACTGGTCCTTATAATCCTAAAGCTTATGGATTCTTACAACGTAAGTCTGTTAGTGTAGATCTAGCTGATGTTACAGGAATGTTTGAACATTTCATACATATTCAATCTGTAGATATAGTACTTAACCATGAACCAGATACATCTATAACTAATACTCCATGGGAAATATCACATGAGTCTTCAGCTAGTAGACCTTTATATGGAGATGGACTATATGCATTTAAAGTTAATGCTACTGACATCAATATAGCTTCTGGTATAACAGTTATGACTGAGTGGTTAGATAGAGTTTATTATCGTACTTACCCATTAATAGATGCTATTACTGAACAAAGTGCTATAGCTCCATCACACTTTATACTTAGTGTACATGGACTAGACTTTGAGTTCCCTATAGCACAGTGGAATGATAATCTAACTACTAATATAGATATCAATGAATTTGAAGACGTACTGATACGTTTCATTAAACGTACTGGTAGCAATGACCTTCAATTAGCTATAAGTTCTATGATAGTAAAAGTATAATCTCTAACTGTAGTCTCTCAGAGCCTCTAGGAGCTCTGAGAGACTACAAGGTTAGTATCTGGTTCTGTTTCTACGTTTCTCTTCTTTAAGGGTGGTTAAGAGCTCTTCTAGGGATAGTAACGTCCTGTCTTCTTCATTGAGTTTAGTAGCTAGATGTCTTAGTTTATGTTCTAGCTTTTGAACTATGAAGTCATTAGGTTCTTCTGTTATCTCATCCAATAGTCTCTCCACCTCAGACCTAACGTACTGTTGTTCAGCATTATTATAAACTGCAGTTGGAGTATTAGCTTCCTTATTGATCTTATTATCTATAAGTATGTCTCTAGGACTGATGTTGTAATGATTAAGATGTTTTCCTTGAGTTAGTAACCAGAACGATAGTAACCAGGCTATACACATATCGTCATTACCACCAGCTGGATGATCTACTCTGCCATTCTTGACTATCAGTGATAAAGTCTGGTCTATAGTCTTAGGGTCTCTGGTTTTATCACCTGTTAGCTTACAAGAGTTTAAAAGAGTAGTACTATATAGCTCACTCCTACTGGTAGCTCCTGTAGCACTAGTAGCAAACCCAAACAGCTTCTTGAACTTAACTATATCGTTCTGTAAGGTATATTTGTTACTTTTAGATATAGCTTTAAACCTCTCAGGGAACTCATCTTTATCCTGTACAGCTGTATTGTAGATTCTAGTGAATGGGTCTATGTCCTTAGATACTAACATAAGTAGCACGTAGTCGAGTATCATAGAACCAGTAGACCTTCTCTCCATTATAAGAGTTATGTTCTCATACTTAACTAACCAGTCTACTACCCACATAGAGAAGGTTATAAGGTTGGTCTCATTGTAGTTACCTGCAGCTATACATTCACCTGTCTTAACACTACGTAAGAATAACGATATATCGTCACCTCCAGATGCATCACTAGTATCTGAACCTAGTACAAAATGTCCTGAGTTCATAACTCTATCTATGTCTTGTTCAGCTATGAACCATCTAGTTATGTAGCTATATGGTTTAGATATCTCGGCATAGAAGTCATCTACTTGTGATTTACGTATAACTTCAGCTAATTCAGTAGATATGGGCGATGACTGACTACCAGATGTCCATATATTAAAGAAGTCTCTATTAGCATCATCTCCTGTACTTAGAGAGCTTTCTAAAGCTTCCTTTAACCATTCATCGGTGTAGCCTAACTGCCTATGACTGAATGTAGAGTTAACTCTTAGTTCTCCTTTACTAGAGTTAGACCTTATAATCTTATCTAGTTCTTCTTTATTAGCACTATCGAAGAACTTCTCAGTCCAAACAGCTGAATTACATAATAGGTCATAGACATACGCGCCATCTCTATCATCTTTCTTACCAGCTGTTGTTGTAAATATAGTACCATATGGCTCATTCTTAGACTTAGCTTTATTACGTTCATCGGTACCGGCAGCAAGGGCAGCTGGTACTGTTATAGCTACGTTATAAAAGAAAGCAGCCTCATCTACATGGAATATAGGACTAGTTAAACCACGTCCTACGTTCATAGCCATCTTAGGAGACTTATTAGGTACATGTCCTCTGTATCTATTCTTAAGGGCTTTAATAGTGAGCTCCTCAGTATTAGCTAAGTCTTCTCTAGTTTTTAACCTAAAGAACTTAGGTAGCTCTAACTCTAACTCTTTCAGTCTGTTTAAGTTAGCTGATCTAAGAGTGTCATCTTTAGTTAGTAGATTTATAGTGGTATGTGTGCAGCGTATGTTTAACAGGTATCTCATTAAGGTGTCGGTAGAGAAAGACTTACCTGTCTGTCTTGGCTGTATGAGCATATTAGTTATATGGTTCATAAATAGCCAGAATAAGGATATATTGCCTCTATTGGCTCTAAACTTTATAGGGTCATCATAAGCCCCACCCGGAACTCTAACGCACTCACGTACGAAGTAAAAGAAGTTATCCTTGGCTTCTATAGCCATCATGATCTCTTGCTCTGGTGTTAGATCGTCACTAAACGGACTTATACCTTGTAGTTCTGGATTATGTAACTGCAGTATAAAGCTATTATTACTTATGCCCATATCCCTATAAAGAGCTGATAGTCTAACGAAGCTTTTATTAGTTGTCTCTGTATCTATGATGGCTTCTGGATAGTACTTCCAGTCGTTTTCATATAAAATTGTCATATGTGTTCCTGACCGACACACTAGTTCCGACTAGTGTCTCAGTTATTAATGGTTATTTCAATATACTCATTAAAAATAGATAAAGTATCAGAGACGTCCTAGTACTACTTAGATCGCTACTGTTCACTATGCGTATTTTAGACTTCTTGATCATCTTATCTATATCAGTCTTAAGATGTTTAAGTGTAGCATCTCTGTTTCTAGATGAGGCCAGAGAGTTGCGTACAGCTAGCAGTATGCTTGATAAATCTTTCTTAGGTATATCGGGTCTATTATTAGTAAGAAAGTCGTTAGCGTAGACTATACTGCCTCTAACAACGTTTTCTATAGCCTTACTATAGTTACCTACATAGCTAGCTTGGAACCATGTAAGTAAATTATGAAATTGTTCTGCATTAGTGTTCTTATTAAGATCAATTATGACACTAAGTATATCCTGTTTTATAAACATGTCCTTATCAGTCATAACTGTGAGTAGTCTCGATATGATAGTCTCTATATTGCCTATTCGGTCCTTAAGTACGTCTTCTCCATCTATATCTGTTATAGAGGAGGATGATGCATTTATTCGTTGACCTGCATCTTTAGCTTTAACTATCTCACTGAAATAATTATTGATTAGTACTTTCATACTACCTTGACTATCAGTTATGGCATATAGTATACGACTATCGTCAGTAAACTTAATAAGGTCTGTGAGGAACTTACTTCTACTACCAAGTAATGTATCTACTCTGTACTCTATAACTTTATTCCAGCTACCTAGTTTCTTTATAAGGTACTTACCGTTAAGATTACTATATGCTGCTGAGACTATAGCTGGGTCTGCATTATATTTGAATCTGTGTCTTATAAGAGCTGCTGGAGTTTTATAGTAGAATATTCTAGCCATATCCCTAGTAGATTGTGTC